AAAAAATCCCCTAGAAGAAACCGTAAGGAATCCTCTAGGGGCTTTTTTATTTCTTATAATTATCTAATTGATTTTTTACTGTCTCGTATTGAGTATAGCAAGCCAGAAGATGCTGCTTTAATTCTTCTGCATCCCTAGCAATTCCGAGAGAGATTTCCGCATGTCTTCTAAGTAATCCCTCGTCAATAGTCTCTCTGGGGCTTTCTGAATTGCAGGAACAGTCGGTATTACTGCTTGTGGAACTTCCTTCTTTGTGCTGGCGCAAGCTGTTAAGAGCAGAAGCATACCTACGATTAACATCCTTGATTTGAGCATTTTTTGTATTCTCCACTTCTAAAACTTTAGAGCTTAATTGACTTTCGACTTTTAAACTCTTGATTTTTAATTCCTGTAAATCACGTTCGTACTGAACTTTTTCTGCATTTACAGCTTTATTTACCGCAGTATTTACTTCATGCTTATGCCAGAAAAATAAACCAGCAAGTACTAAAAAGACAGCGACTATCTTCAATTGCCATAGTTTCATTATTTTCCTATACAAGTTTGATATTCTTCTTGTCGCCTTTTGGTAAGACCAGCAAGAGGTTTACCTTGAAATTTATCCCATCTTAGGATTTCCTTACAAGCTCCCTCGTAGTCAAATTCTAGCAGTTTCTTAGCTAGAGTACTTTTACAAAAGGCACCAGAACCAATATTATAAGTTAGCGAGACATATGCGTCAAATTCGTATTGATGCATTGGAACCGGAGCGCACTTCTTAACGGCTTCTTCAAACTTCTCAACATCCTTACCAAGCCTCTTTAAAGCCGCTATAGGAGTCGTTCTTTGTCCTAGACGTACAGGGGTACTATCTTCATTAGTAGTGCTCCCAAAACCGATTGTAGGCACATCTCCGGGTACTGGAATGTATGCTGTATCCCTGTAGCTTTCAGTTACCGCTATACCGATTAAAGCGGTAGCACTCAGTACCAGTGCAGCTACATTTTGGCGACTAAGCATCATTCTAAACCAAAAGGTCTGATCTCGTTTTTCATACGTTGGTCGTGCAGTTCTTGTTCTCTTTTATCCTGCTTGGCTTTATAGTACCAATTTACTAAAAAACCACCAACACCTAATATGATACCGATTAAAACACCGAATTCCGAGGACATAATCCATCCTAAAATACTGGTAGTTGCTCCAGTGTATGTAGCTTTACTACCAATTGCTGCCATTGTTGTATCAAATGCACCGTGAGATTCTACCGTCATAATATTTCTCGCCTAAATAATCAATTAAATAAAAAGAAAAGGCCAGCCAATAAAGGCTAGCCCTAATGATATTATTATATCATAAATTTACAGTTATTTCAAGAATCAATTTAACTTTGACTTGATTTCTTCAAGTTTAGAGTCCAATTCCTTGATTGCTTCAACAATTAGACCCAGCATGTTGCCATAAGCCAAAGCCAAATGTTCTCCCTGTTTTACTGCTTCAGGTAATACTTTTTCGACATCCTGAGCGATTAATCCAGTTTGTCTAACACCAGTATCGAGCCTAGTGTAGGTATATCCTGTCAATTGCTTAACTTTACTCAAAGCTTCTGATATTTTAACTAAATCAGTTTTTAATTTAATATCAGAATAAGCAGTTACGTTACCAGTAGCTGTAAGATCACCGGAAGTTGAATTAAAAGTCAATTTGGTGCTTACATATACGATTTCGTAAGGATTAAGCGAAAGAGGATTAAAGCTACCAAAATGAACTAAAAATTCACCCGATTGAAAGGCATCCGGAGTATAAATCTTTACTGTATCAGAACCACCTACGGTTACAGAACTTTTATCAACCCATCCTGGCGCAGAACCATAGGTTATTTGCATTATGGATGTTGTTGATCCAAAAGCTGGACCGGAAGTACAACTTGCAACATTAGTATCACTAGCATATAAAATACCATTTACACTAAAATTGGAAGGTTGAAAATTCTTATTATCAACAGTATCTGCGTTACCACTAATATTAATAGCATAACTAGTGGATAACGCTACCCAAGATGTACCGTTATATTTTTTCCAACTATTGGAAGCACTATCCCACTGAATAGTACCAGATGGGATATTGGTTACAGTTGTATCTACTGTAGCAGGATCAAACATTTTAGCTTGATCATCGAACCGAGCATCTAGTTTAGATAGAACCTCGACATATGTATTTGTTAATGTTGGCTCTGCATGATTTGCCATGTTATTTCCTTATTAATATCCAATAGCTGTCCACGATACTTCACCTGTTACTTGATTACCATTTGAATCAAATAAAAATACAGTAAATGATTCAGGGTAGAATCTACAATTTCCCGATCCATTAGTAGTATTCATAGTAACCGTAAAAGTATTTGTGGTAGCTGAAGTAATTGTATAAATCCCCTCAATTCCAGTACCAGAAGAGAACATTAAATTAACTTTCTGATTAGCAATCAATCCATGATTGTTAGATGTTACTGTACAGACATTGGAAGATACTGAATACGTAGCAATTACTATATTATCTTTGAAATTATATACTGGATTTAAAAATCCTGTACCATTCGCAGAAACAGAAATGCTTTGTACATCAATAAATTCTTTATTAAAATTAACTATTTTTCCTTCTGATGAAGTGGAAGTAATGGTAACTTTACCAGCATCACTCTTTAACTTTGCGTCAAGTTTTAAATATAAACTTTTTAATTTATATAAACCTTTATCCGTAGAGCTAGTTATAGTAAGTCTAATTTTAATGTATTTAAAATTAATTCCATATATACTAGTTGTACCATCATAAGTTGTATATGTAATTCCATCTTCTGAAATAGCAATCGAAGGTACTACATTTACGGGCGCCACAATTATTTCACCAGTATATGCCAACGTAATTTTACTACTTTCTAGTATCGAACTACTTACGAAAATTTCTTCATAGTATGCTGTACTGTTAGTAGGTTGTACATAATAGGGATAATTATTATTTGAAACACCAGTTTGATCTTGAATCGTATTCCATCCTCTACTGGTAAAATGCTGTTCCCAAGTTTCAGTAGTATTTACTGGTGCAACAACTCCACCGTCATCTCTGACTGCATTGCTGAACACACTAGATACACTATTGAAGTTTGAATTGAAGTCTCCATGAAATATAAAATCAGGAGGTTCGGCAACAACAGTAGTAACTGGTACAGGATCACTTTCTTCACCACTTGTATCCACGGCAGCTAACCAATAAGTAAATTGACCACCTGTATTTTCAATACTTGTAGTAAATTCACCCTTCTTTTCGCCAATTACAAAATCCGGAGATTGCCAGCTTGGTCCTCTCTTAACCAATACATGATTAATGGGAAGAGTAGTTACCACTGGATTTTTCCAATACAACATAACTGTATTATCAATTACTTGAGTTTTCAAGTTTGTTGGTGGATTTGGTCTAGCTTTTTGTGCGCTAATAGATACACCAGAAGATTTTCTTCCATGAATATCAACTGCCTTAAGAGTAAATACTTTTGAACCTAACCAATCAGCTTTAACATCGAAAGATGTAGTTTGAATTTTTTCTACGATAGAATCGTAAGATAATTCATAATATGCAATGTTAAATTCAGAAGTTGTTACTTGATCCCATTTCAAAGAACAGAAAATATTCGTAAGACCAGTAGTTGAGAAACTTGATGAAAAATTATTAGGATTAGGAACTGGTAAAGCAATATAGATAATTGCTGTAGCGTTTACGCTATAATTACCAAAATAATCTATCGGTCTAATAAAATACGAGAAACTAGGTTGAAAAGTTACTTGAGTATTTGTATTATCTCCAAGATAAATTAAATCACCATTATCCAAGCCCCAATTGGTATTAGTTCTACGTATTTCATATTTACTAACATCTATTTCAGGACTACGAGGCCAGGAAATATTAACTTGACCATTAGATTTATCGCCAATAGTAGAAATTGTAGAAATTAAAATATCACTTGGAGGATTAGATTTTCCAGTTACAGTATGAGTACTATATTCAGACCATTTTCCAACAATACCATTACTCGATACATATCTAAGTCTAACTTTATATGTTTCACCTTCGATTACATCAGGAATTGAAATACCACCATTTTGATAATCAACTGAAACATATTTAGAACTTAAAGTATCAGTAGCAGAAGCCAAATCATATTGAGCCTGTACACTTTGAACCATTGTAGGTAACTGATATGGATTATAATAACCAACGGTCATATTATATTTAAATACGCCTTTAGAAATTTGTTCCATTACAGATTCATCACTGACAAATGTAGTAATAGTAGGAGTATTATCACCAAAAGATTCGGTTCTAAGTCTTGGTAATTGCGTAATTTGCGCTTCAAATACTGTAGATGAACTTAGATTTAAATAATCAGTAAAAATATTATATTCAGAAGTTACACCATAATCAACTAAAGTAAGTCTAGCTGTTTTATTATTAGAAGGCTCTACGCTCAATACTAATAAGTCTTGACTTTCACTATTGATTTCACCAAATAAAAATAAATTACCACTTTCTAAATTAGCACCACTAGGTACAACTGCTAAATCTATCTCATCATAATATCCATCGGAAGATTTAGAAGCTACAGTTGCTACAATAGAACTTCCGTCATTTTTTCTAATCCTTATGGTATAGGCTCTACCAGCTACCATAGGCATTGCTTCATCTAACTGTAATTTGTTAGAATTAATGACATTTTTAATTCTACCGCTACCCAATCCCCACATTGGAACATCGTGAGTAACTTTAACTCTATCGCCTCTATTGCAAACAAGATATTCAATATCTACATTAAGAGTATATACTTCTGGTCTTAGTTTGATTTGAGCAAAATGCCACTTAGCATGATCAATTACTAATTGTTTTTTAGTAACACCAGGGAGAGTTAAGCTTTCAAATAGTGATGAATTACTTGCATCTTTACCATTATCATATACAATGATTTCATTTTCCTGATAGTTACTAGCCTCATCAAAATATGTTACACGTAAACCATCTGGTTTTTTAGGTAATGGCTTATTACCTTCAAATCCCCAGCTATTGTGCGGAGTAAAATGCTGAATGATATTTGGTTTAACTTCATCAATGATTACTGTCCATTTACCATCAATGATGGCTGGACTAGCTCTACCCGCAGCACAAATATCGCGCAATACATCTAGCACACTTCTAGTGTCAGCCAAAACTGCGTTATATTCAAATCCCTTTGCTGCACAATACTCAAAGAAATATTGTAACTGCGTTAGGTTGATTTGAGATGCAGCATTAGTTACCTTTCTTGGATTACCTGGGTGTTCTAGAACATATCTGAAAAGTGCAGCAGGATTACTGGTTACATCCATTACCCAATCTGTTCCATTCCACACTTTAGCGTATGTCTGAACTACACCATTGAAACCTTCTAGATTTCCACTCAGTTGGTCTGTTGCTTTAATTCTGATGGCTGTCTTAGCAATGAGACAGTCTTTAGGATTAACTGCTGGTTTTTGATTTGAAATGTAGTTTACATTTAATAATACAGTATCGTGATAGTATCTATAATCGGGAATATCTTCTGTATTATCTCCGGTAATTCTTCTAATTCTAATATACTTTAGAACTTCAGTACCTGAAAGTCTATATACCTCAAAAACATTAGTAAATGCATCTTTATTATTACTCTTAACTTCAAGATAACTAGCTGATCCAGAACTTACCCAATTAATACCATCTTCTGATTTTTCAATATTAAATCTTACTGAAGTTTCTTCGGCATTGCCAGCATCTGATCCTTTAACTTTAATTTTTCTAAGACCTTGTGGAAAATGTACAGCAATCAACGCTTTAAAATTATTATTTTGATCACTAGAACTTTCAATATAACTTCCGGGGGTTAATGAAGTATATAGATATCCTATAAAACTTGCAATTAATGATTCTCCAACTGGTGCAGCTAAATATCTGGCTTCAACAAAAGCTGTCGTACTTGTAGTTGTACCAGTTACAATACGAGTTGTACTATTCGGAGATTGAATATTTAAATTAGTAACACCAGTACCAACTATGCTCCAGTTAGTAGTATTAGATGTAAATTGAATAGAGAATGTTCTACCAGATACCACAGAAGATAAGTTGGCACTCATTTTATATTCCGAAACAAAACCACCACCATCGTCTACGATAGTTAAATCTCCACTCAAATATGTTTCCCTATTTTCTGGATTACCTTCACAAGTGATTGGAATATTTAAATTATCAGGGTCTACATCTTTTCCATATATTTCATTAAAAGTACCTTCATTGTATTGTTCTACGGGATACCCTCCACCTGAAATAGTAGCAATCTGGTAATTACTATAATTTAATAATGGAACATCACCAATTCGGAATGTATTAACATCAATGTACAATGGACCATATCCCCAAACCAGTAACATGCTCAGATAGCTATTTCTACCTTCATCGTATGTTAAATAATTAACAGAACCAAGTGGTGGGGTTACTCTTACTCTACCTAAAATTACAGGGATAGAACCGTAGGGATTGATCCTATTGGCACCACCATTGACCATCAACTGTCGTTCAGCTGAACCTGGGTTATTACCAGAAGCTGAAGCACCTCCGACAGGTGGCCTGATTGGTGCAATAGCGTTAATTAAAGCGGTTCCAGCAAGCATTGTGGCACCATACGCAGCAGCATATACAGCAGTAGTGGTGAAAGCTGTAGCGCCACCGGCTACACCAGCAGATGCAAAATATGCGCTTTCTGCCCAACCTGCTAGTTGAGGTGCTACGAAGGCTAATGCTAATACAGCAACTAATCTGCCAGTATTACCACCTCTAGGTACTGCTCTATATTCTACAGTATCGGATTCATTGAGTATTGTAGTTTCCCAATCTTTTTGATCTACAACTATACCATTTACTAGAATATTAACTTTAGATTTTAATTCTTCTGCTACACCGTATTCTTTATTTAAGCTGCTAACTAATAAAGATAGATTTGTCCCTGGTAGAATTGGGATAGTATAACGCTCAGTACGTAATGGATGAGGTACAGCATTCAGAATAACACTTTTATTTTCTGAATATTTAAAATAACCTACAATCCTCTTCTTCCAAAAAGGTGAAGATAAATTTTCAATAGCACTATCTTGATTCTCACGAACATGCAAGAATTGCTCTTCGTTTAGTGCAACACCTACGTGTGATTCAGTTCCCAAAACTCTGAATAGTACAATGGAACCTTCAACTGGTTTTTCGATTGATTCCCAACCTTCTTTATATTGAGCAATCAAATCTTGAATACGTTGAACATCTGTTTGTTCATATTCAGAACTAAAGCTTGGTAAATCAATTTTATATTCATTCTTATAAAATAGACGTACCAATCCCCAGCAGTCAAGACCATCAAAGTCTCTACCTTTTTCTTTATATTTTAGTCCTATGTACTTTTCGATTTGCATAATAGCCTTACTTAAAACATACCTGGGAAATATTGCGGGGTAAAAGAATGCATTGGAAATGGTTCTCTTTCGTAGTCAATCATGGATACTTCAGCAGAAACAGAATCTACATTGTAACTAAAATTGCTGATATAAAAATCAGAGAATGAAACTTCTACTACATCTGGAGTTTTTGATAATACCAATTCCATTTTGATTCTGGGTGGCGCTGTAATTGTACGAATAATAGGAGTAATGTGCCTAGTAACATCGTGCATTACAATTGAGCATCTAGGAGCTTGAGCTTCATCTTCTGATGGAAGAGAGATTTCCATAGGTAGGAAAGTATAGTCATTACCATTACTGGTAACACCATAAATTACTTCTTCACTTGTTTCAGAAATTCTTTTAGTATAACCATCAGCGATCCTAGCAACTACTTGACTTTCATTGATAGGATCATAGATGGTTAAAAGAATAATGAGATCATCATCAGCATCTGGTGAAAACACTGCCCTCAATGCAGAAGG